TAGCGTCAACCCCGAGCCCCCTGCTTTCAAGGACAGAACGAAAAACGGCACCGACTCGTCCTCCTGGAAGGTCTGCACTAGCGCTCTACGACTCTTCACGATTGTGCCGCCGTGCAAGACCAGGCCGGGTCGACCGAAAATTTCGCCAAGATACGCCGCCAGTGGGTCTGTCATCTCGCGGAACTGAGTGAACAAGAGCATCTTCTCCTGGCGGGCGGCGATCACCCCGGCTATCTCGCGCAGCCGCATCCACTTGCCACTATCCACCTCGGCCCACTCGTTGTCGTTCAACCACTGCGACGGGTGGTTGCAGATCTGCTTCAGCCGCATCAGCGTCGCCAGCACAATGCCCCTACGCCGGATCCCGTCGGCGTCCTGCAGCGCTTCGGACAAGTCCGTGACCGTCCGGGCATAGAGTGCGGCCTGTTTACGGCTCAGCGCGCAAAACGCCTTGACCTCCGTCTTGTCCGGCAGATCAGTAATCACCTTCTTGTCGGTCTTCATCCTTCGTAAAATATAGGGTCGGACGAGATCGCGCAGTGGGCCGTAGGGGTTGTGTGGAATTTCAGCAATCGCCTTGCAATAGCGGCTGAACTCCTTCGCACTTCCAAGCAGGCCCGGGTTGATGAAATCGAAGATCGACCACAGGTCGCCTAAGTGGTTTTCCACCGGCGTTCCGGTTAGCGCGATACGTGCCTCGGCCTTCAGGGCCTTGGCAGCCCTTGTCTGCTTGGCGCTGGGGTTCTTGATTGCCTGCGCTTCGTCCAGCACCACGAAGCGCCAGGATGCTTCGCCCAGTGCCGGGATGCGCAGCAGCGAGCCATAGCTCGTGATAGCCAGATCCAAGGCGGCTATACCATCGTTTGCAAGTTGCTTGAGTTCATCGGCTGTCATGGCCGATGAATGCACGATCTTGGTGTTCAGATCGGGGGCGAAGCGCTCGATCTCTGCCGCCCAGTTGGCCAGCAGCGACGCCGGTGCCACCAAAAGGCTCGGCTTGCGGTCGGTCCTTTTCCGCTTCTGGATCAGCAGCAGCGACAGAACCTGGATTGTCTTGCCAAGCCCCATGTCGTCGGCAAGACAAGCGCCGAGGCCTAGCTCGGACAGCAGGTGGAGCCATTCAACGCCCACCTTCTGGTAAGGGCGCAGACTTCCCTTCAGGGCAGAACCAGGATCGACACCGGCACCGCCGGGGTTGCGCAGCGCGGTCAGCGTTTTGGCTAACCACGGGCCAGCTGTTATCCGCGACCAGTCCGCCACGGCGGCGACCCCGTTGTCCCCGGTGACCGCTGCGCCGGCCAACAGGCGCATGGCGTCTATGAAGGTCAGCCCCTCGCGCTCGGCGAGTTCTTGCACCTCAGCGAAACGGCGTATCTCGCGTTCCAGCCGCGGGCGGTCAATCTCCACCCAGTGACCGCGGAGCAGTACAAGCGCCTCGGTGCCGGCGAGTAGCGAGGCCATCTCCTCGACGGTGAGCGGTTCACCGTCCAGCGTCACTTCCATGCGGAAGTCGAGCAGGCCGTCCAGGCCCGCCCCGGACGGCAGGCGGCCACCGACCGTGCCTGTGACCTGCGGTCGCGGCGGACGGCCAGCCCGCCAATTGGCAGGCATGCGCACGACCACGCCGGCACTTTCCAGGTCATGCACGCTGTTCAAGAACCGCGCGGCTTCCGCCGGACTCCAGCGTAATGGATGGAAGATTTCCCCGCTCTCGACAATGGCCTTGAGCCACCCGCAACGCTCCGCCGCGCGCTGCACCGGCACCAGCAGCGACAATAGCTTGTCCCGGTTGGCGGCCCCGGCGTATTCGCGCAACGCCTGGCCCAACGGCAGGTGCTGAGCCTTGGCCTGGGCTGATAGCCGCGTGGTGTAGGTCGCCATGAAGGCGAAGGGCAGATCCTGGTCGCGGCGGTTCTCTGCCAGATTGAAATGAACGCGGCCGATCACATTCCAGGACGGATTAAACGCCTTAAGGAAGCCCTGCAGATCGGTGCGCGACGCGGCAAACGACTCGGCGAACGCGGCGCCGAGGTCGCCCCACAACCCGAGAAGGACATCCGCGCTCAGATATTCCGCCCCCGGCATTATCGGTGCCGTCAGCACGAACGTCGCAACGTCGGCATCGGTCGGCGCGGGGAAGCCGGAGAGAACCGCCGCAGGTGGCGCATCCCAAGCCGTCCCTGAGGCGTGAAGACAGACCGCCCCCACATAGTGCATTGCGAAATCGCGCCACCAGACGAAGGTGGGCGGTATGGACTGTCCGACTTCACCCGCTCCCAGCTGCAATAGGCCATGCCCAGTGGACCGCCCAAACGCAGCGGTTAGCCGCGCCGCCACCCGGTCTTCCAGGAAGGGCGCGTCGTCGGCGTCCTCAAGCAGGAGGTGTCCCAGTGGGGTGAGGCGGCATTGGATTCCAGGCACGGTGGTCCAGCAATCTCCTGAGACCTTAGCGCCCGCGGCAAACGCAGCGCGCAATCAGTGTGTTTAGTTCCGGGTCGCCGAAGCGACCAAACCGGCGACCGGACACCACCTGCCGTGCACGCCACTGAAGTCGTGGCGACAGGCGGTTCCGGTGGATGCGCTTGTCCGGGGACCTTTGGGCGCGTAGCCCGGACCAGACACCCCATACGAGCCGGTCGTTGATCCGGTCAACGGCCTGCATCAGCCCATCGTCCTCGCTCCCCGCGGGGCCAACAACCGCTGTCGCCTGCCCGTGCCGTCAGCTTGCTGCAGGTTGCCCTCGAAAACAATCTCCGACTGCTCGATCCAAGGCTTGTCCACCACAGCGATCAGATCATTGAGCGAGAGCGCCGGCGGCACGCGCCGCAAGGTCAACGCCTCCAATACGTCTGGCGCCAGATAGGCGAGCCGCATCATGCGACTGACGAAGCGGTCCGACAGCTTCTCGGCGACGGCGAGGTCGTGCACCGTGCTGAACTCGCCCGCTTCCATACGCCGCCGCCATTTCCACGCCCGCGCAATGGCGCGGAGCACATGCGGGTCTTGCGCTCGTGCTTCAGTAGCCTCGAGTCGTGCCGGCGGCAGGATCTTCGGCCGCCCATTCCGCTTGCGGATGGTCAGCGGGATGATGACGCGGATGGTGTTGGAGGCGTTGGTCAAGCGCGGGCCTCCTCTTTGCGCGGCGTGATCATGTCCCGGACCACGGACCCGAGGCCGTCATTGCGGAGGTCGACGGCAATGCCCTCCGCGCCGATGGTGACGCGATCGACCAGGAGCCGGACGATGCGTGCCTGCTCGGCGGGGAACAGTGACGTCCAGAGTTGGTCGAAGCTGCCGAGGGCCGAGACGACCGCCAGTTCGTCGACCGCCGGGTTCTCCTGGCGGAAGGCTTCGATCGTGCGCGCGGCCACCTCCGGCGCCCGTATCATGCGGCGCATTTCGCCGACGACGGCGCCCTCGATCATTCCGGCGGCAAGACGCAGCGGTCCGGCGACCTCGCCGGTCGCCCGGTTCCGGATGAGGTCCATGGAGGTGTAGTATCGATAGAGGCGACTGCCCTTCTTGGTCGCCGTCGGCGTCATCGCCGCGCCGTTCTCGGTGAAGATGATCCCCTTGAGCAGTGCCGGCTCTGCCGCGCGGGTGTTGGCGGCGCGGGCCCGTGGGCTTTCACCCAGGATCGAGTGAACCCTGTCCCACAGTTTCCGGTCAATGATCGCCTCGTGCTCCCCATCGTAGGACGTGCCCTTGTGGACGGCCTCTCCGAGGTAGACGCGATTGTTGAGGAGCTTGTAGAGGAAGCCCTTGTCGACCGGCCTGCCGCGCTTGCTGCGGACGCCCTCGGCGACCAGCGCCCTGGTCAGCGTCGTGGCGGAGCCGATCGAGACGAACCGCGTGAAGATCATCCGCACCGTCGCCGCTTCGGTCTCATCGATGACGAGCTTGCGGTTCTCGACGCGGTAGCCGAGCGGCACGAACCCGCCCATCCACATGCCCTTCTTCCGCGATGCCGCGAACTTGTCCCGGATGCGCTCGCCGATGACCTCTCGCTCGAACTGGGCGAAGGACAGAAGGATGTTGAGCGTCAGCCGCCCCATCGAGGTCGTCGTGTTGAACGACTGCGTGACGCTGACGAAGGTGACGTCATGCCGGTCGAACACCTCGACGAGCTTGGCGAAGTCCATCAGCGAGCGGCTGAGGCGGTCGATCTTGTAAACCACGATGACGTCGATCAGCCCGGCCTCGATATCGGCCAGGAGGCGCTTCAGCCCCGGCCGTTCCAGGGTGCCGCCGGAGAAGCCACCGTCGTCATACCGCTCGCGGATCGCCGCCCAGCCCTCGGCCCGCTGGCTGGCGACATAGGCCTCGCAGGCCTCGCGCTGCGCGTCGAGCGAGTTGAACTCCATGTCGAGGCCCTCCTCGCTCGATTTGCGGGTATAGATGGCGCAGCGATGCCGCTTCGGCATCGCGATGACGGACCCGGAGGCGCGGCTCATCGATCGTTCCTCCGTGCTTCACGCAGGCCAAAGAAGCGGTAGCCGTTCCACTGCGTGCCGGTGATGGCGCGCGCCACCGCCGACAGCGACTTGAACCTCCGCCCCTGCCAGTCGAAGCCGTCCTTCATGACGGTGACGGTGTGCTCGACCCCATCCCATTCCCGCAGCAGCCTCGTGCCAACGACGGGTTTCCGTGAGTCCGTGATGATGGTCCTGCGACCTATCGTGCCCTCGACCTCGTCGGCGAGGAGATCGAGCGTCCGCCGGGTCCCCCGCGTAAGTCCACCGTAGGTCAGCTCCTGAATGCGATAGGCGAGCCTCAGCTCCAGATAGGCCCGGCTGTTGTTTGGAGCCGCCGCGGCGAATAGAGCCTCCCACTTTGTCTTCAGCTCGTTCACCGTCATGGAACCGAGTCCTGCCAGCTGCGCCAGGACCGAAGCATCGTTCTCCTTGTCGTCTCCAGGCCGCGGCGAACCCTGATCAATCTTCTTTGTCGCCACTCGCATCGTCACCCTCCAACTCGGTCGCGCGGTTTGCGACGACCACGACCGCTCTTCAGGGGCGAGAAGTCGACAAAACTGTCTCCGGAATTGGCAGATAAAGGAGTGGACACTTCAGGCGGAATCCGCCTCAACCCGGCGGCGAGAATGCG